GCATAGCCTTAGCCATGGCCTGTCCGGGTTCTATCCTGAACTCGAGCCTATCGCCCGATACTAAATCCTCGTTGATAGTTATGGAGTTAGAATCAGATCCGGAAGATCCGTTCTCTAAGTAACCCTCAGCACCAATCTCTAGGAGCTGACCGTTGAGGTAGACACTCAGATATCCCTGACCGACCACGTAGTAGCGAGTCGCTCCCCCTGCCCTGGAATCTACGGGTAAGGTTATGGAGCTACCTGATGATATATCACCGGTCACCAAGGTCTCGCGATAAAGATTTGTATTTACTGTTATTAGTGTTGGTTGAAGGACTATCTGCGAAGCACTCACAGCGATGCCGACCATGAATACTGGCTGACCGTATGTCGTGGGTCTAGTGCTGATTACAGATCCAGGGGTTGCGGGGTCTAGGTACACCGGCATCCCAACGACTAGTGATCCGACGCTAGAGACGTTAACGATACCAGAGGTTCGAACCTTACCAGATGATCCATCGTTCACCGAGGTAGCTAAAACGCCCACAGTTTTTATAGCATTAGAGAGTGTAGTGCTAGATGCCAATATCATCTGATTGGCTGTAGAATCAGCTGCAACCACTGAGTTTGCTGATAATGTGCTGCCTGTATTATTGTTAAAGACAGACACGTTGTTAGTGGACGATATTTGATTGTTACTTACTGCTACTGAGTATGGATCTACAGCTATGCCTATGCCGCTCGCGCCTTTAGTGATTGGACTAGACGGATCTACCTTAACTGCCAGAGTGCTACTAGAAACTTCCATAGAGGTAGACTGTAAGTTTACTAGAATCCCCGTTGAGTCTCTAGACAGAGGACCTGCTGTTGGCAATTTGACTCTGATCTTAGCTGCGTTAAACTCTAGACCAGAATTAGTGTCCAGATTAGCTGATATTGTTGCCGTGGAAATGGCGATTCCATCTCCGGCGGTTAGGAATGTAGAAGGGTTGAGTATTGACTCAGTGACGTTGACCGAGCTTGGAATCTCTCCGACCCTCTCCTGCACTAGATTTCCATCTGTGTCGATCCATATACCAGAATCAGAACCTAGCGGGTTGGATGCCTGGGGTGTAAGCGCTAGACCTGTCGGATCTATCACCCCTGTTACTCCTAGATCTCCATTTAGCTGTAAGGCTTTATAGCCAGCACTCGCGTTTATCGTGAGTGGAGTGCCATCTACGATGGTTATCGAGTTGCCTTGATCGTACGCTTGCTGTAAAGAGACCAACGATCCGCTATCTACGGTGTATAGACCACCAATACTCGCCAGACGAAATCGCAAGACGTCGCCATCGACCAAGTCCTCATCCATGGTGATTGTGGAGTATGCTGCACCTGCGGTCGCACCCTCGGAGTAAGATACGCCGACTCTGAGTATTTGACCATTAAGAGCAATCTCGAGCTGACCGGATCCACTGATGTAGTATGCCTGCGCACTACCATTCCTGGTATCGACCGGTATGGTTATCCCGTACGGCGCCGGATGATCACCCGATACTGTATAGTACTCCTCGTAGATGTTCCTGGTCGCTGGGAATGCTGAGTGATGACGAATCAGAGATCCGCTCTGTATCGAGTAGAGGACGACAACATCTTGATCGGTCGGTACACTGTTCGTCGCGGTGACATACACCGCACCCGCAGCGTCAGTATCCTGATAGCTAGAAGAGGTCTGACGATTGGTGAAGGTCTTGTTTGCTGCTCTGTTCACTCTCACCCAAGCGGACTCGTCCGTGCTGATCGCGATGCCCGACGTAAAGTTAGAGACGTCTAACATGTTTATCGCGGACGATCCTGGGATCAAGATGTAGACGTATCCCGATGGACTGCGAAAGTTCAGCTTGCCGCCGTAATAGTCTACTGTTACTTGCTCGTTGACAATTATATTGCGATTCTGACTGGTCTCGTTGTCGTTGCATGTCCAGGAGCCAGAGTTGGGTATCGATGACCCGTCCCACGTGTAGATGCTTGTACCGGATGCGCGAGATAGTAAGACTAACCTATTCTCCCTCAGGAGGTAGGTTTCGTCGAACGATACAACACTCGGCGATATCGCACCGGATCCGTTGCGATCGATGTCGATCACCAAGGCCGTGTTCGCCGCCAAAGTGTAGGAAGACGATAAGTTGATCGTCTGAGACGGTGATCCTGGCTTAGAAACTGTCAGCGTACTTCCGCTGACGTCGATCACCTGATTCGATCCAGAAGTCGTGTTCCTAAAGATGGATCTGCCGGAGATCACGAGGTCGCGATCCTGAACTCGATCAGCCATCATGGCCGTGAGCCTTGAAGCTCTAGTCGTCAAGCTGTCTGAACCGCTACTATTGAAGTCTGAGTATCCGTAGACCATGTTGTTCGTCGCGTTCGGTACGACGTACAACGGATGAGTCTCAGCCAGCGATCCCATACCAATGAACCCGAGAAGATTCTCCGTGTCCGGCTCGTTGATGTTGATCTCTTCGCCCTGAACTACCTCGACGGCACCAAGGTTGGTCTTAAGTATCACCTTAGCACATGTGATAGTTGCGGTGGCGATATTCGGCGAGAAAGTACCGCCGCTGTAGGCGATCTGAAACACCGTGTCACTCCTGACGTTCACCAGGTAGTCGCCGTTGATGTTGTACGGCAGTATCGGTGTGACATTGGAGATGCTGACCTTCTGACCAGAAGCCAGACCGTGATTCGCGGACTCAACCTGAAAAGAGCTGCCTACTGCGTTCCTAGAACCGGATGTGATAAGCGCCCACGAAGCGGTTGCCGAGGATGTGGTTCCGGTGACGTTTGTTGCGATAGTTACAGTTGTACTGTCGATAACTTCAACTTGATAGACACCGTCAAAAGCCGTCGCGCCCGCTAGAACGATCCTGTCACCACTTATCAGGTTGTGAGCAGTGCCGAACGTTACGTTAGCATTGACTCCGTCTGCTTTATCGACAGCAACCGATGTCTCGTACCTGATCGCGATGCTGGACACGGTCTCGATAGTGTCTAATCGAGTAGCAAGCCAATACATGTCGCCGCCGGCGTCGTATATGTCGATCGAGTTGCGACTGTCAACTTGTATATCGCTGGAGGTGTACACACCTTTGGTGTATACCGCACTACTTACACCAGCTGAACCCGTATATGCCCCTTCGAGCTTCACAGATATAGCATCGCTGGGCGTGTTTGTTTCTGTTCCAGTGCCGTTGGCCGTGGTGTAGAAACCTACCACTCTGGCATAGTGATATTCGCTATCGCCCTTCTGCTTAATCCAATCACCCTTGTTGAGGTACTGAAAAGAACCAACCGCACCGTTAACGTAGGATGCGCCGTTGACGAACGTGACCGCGGTATCCAGGGCATTTATCTTCTGATTGCGGACCATCTGGATCCACATCACCTGGTTATTTTGCAGCGTCTTAGATCCCGCTCTCATTATTATGTCGCGCGGATCGTTCATCTTGCTGTAAATGATGTCGTCGGTCCAAGTTACTAGACCAATGGAATTCTCGTCGTGTATCCATTTTCCCTTAGATTTTAAACTTGAACCAAGTGCATCGTCGTAGACCTTTATCAAGCTCAAGTCACCGGTGCTCTCGTACCAGTATGTTGTGCCGGATAGCTCTACCAGCTTTGTCATGACAGCATCCATCCACTCTTTAAGGGTCTGGATGTTCTTGTCGCCTCCCTGGAAGGGATTAGGAAGAGACGAGCTGTTTATGATCGATGGTGGTTCGCTCCTGGCATACTGAGGTTCAGGCAGCGGAGGGAACTGAAAGCGGTTGTTAGGATCCGGCGAGGTTCCACCTGTCCCAAGACGATACATCAGATTTCTGCAATCCGTTATGTCAGTTATCGATGAAGAGTTCATACCGACCTTCGCGATCGGTATTGTTCCCTGCGGGAAGCCAGCAGTAGAGACTCCGGCCTCGATCACAAGAACTGCCTCTGTGTTGATTACCTGATTAAACTCGCCGCCTTCTCCACCGTTCAGGTCAACGTCCCAGAAAGCTCGCGTATCTGGTGCCGCGCCGATCGTGCTCAACGTCACGTAGATGTAATTGGTCACGCCAGTGCGAAGCTCTTGCCCGAGCACTATGGGCTGCGATAGGGTGTTGCCCTCTGGAAGACCCGAGAAGAAACTTCCAGCTGTCGCTGTAGAGTCATATAGAACCGAGTCAGCAACTGTTATGGAGACACTAGTAGTTCCTATAGACTGAGGCGCATTCGCGATCTCAAAACCCTTTAATATCAAGGGATTGTTGCCAACAAAAGTTCGTATCATCTCTCTGAAGTCGGAGGCAACGTAAGATTGCACTGACAAAAAATCAGCAAGGTCGATACGTTGCTGAGAACCAATGAGTAAGCGACTTAAAACCGCCATGATATACTCCGCGTATCTATTGCGTTTTGAAAGATCATCTTTAGCCCGCACTGACTTAAGATTTTATAGTGACCGACCTTCTTGAACCCCTCATCTTCGAAGTAAGAGTGTTTGAACCAGATATCAGGTTTGGTCTGGGTTTCAGATTTTACAGTTTTGTGATGATTAAAGTCTATCATGCTGATAATAACCCCTAATTCGCTCATGAGTTCCGAGTATCCCTAAGCGACTTAAAAATTATACAGTACTTATCACTAGGTTGACAGACCGAGGAGTATTGAGTTCTCGTCGGTTTCCGAGTAGATATCGAAGTCTGAATAGTATAGTTGAGGATAACGGATAGCATATTCAAGGAAAACTCCGACGCTCTTGACCTGCGATATCAGATCTTGTAGTATTTGCCGAGCCATACTGGGATCAGAAACGTAGAATGCATACTCTTTTCCTAGTCCGCTAAGAATATATGCACCTTTGCGACGTATGGCTGTTATAGTCGAACCCACGTCGTGATTGTACTTGAAAACGTAAGCGGGATCGATTGCCAAAGATCCGTTGGTAGGTTTATATAGGTACCTTACTGGCCCTTCCTGAGTATTCAGTCCATAGTCGAATATGAGCAAACCTTGCTCGTTTGGTATGTTGTTCGGAGTGTCTATGCTCAAGTTTAGTACGATATTTCCGCGCTTTATCTCCTGTGCGACCGTTCCAGTATAGGACGAGACGATGAACGGCGCAGATGTGTCGTACATATAAGGACCAAGTATGCCTGTGTCGGCGATGCTTGAGGTCAAATATATCTGCGATCCCTCTTCTGCTAGACCGACTCGCTGTATCCTGACAGTTCCCATCGATCTCGGCGCCATCGCGTCGCTGCTGGATTGACAGGTGAACGTGGTCGCATCTATGACCTCGATGACCTGAAATACGCCGTTCATCGGGTCTGGAGTTGGAGTCAAACCGTAGATCATCACTGATCCAGACATGCTGATTTCGTGCGGGACTGTTGTCTCAACCGTGAGCACACCCTGACTGTTAGACTCAATGCTCGCGATGCCGAGATCGACCACGCCGGCAGCTATTGGAAGCGAAGGCGTTATCCCTGACAGAACATATCCGCCTGTCACCTGTGTCTTTGACGTATACGAGAACCTATGACTTCGAACGTCAAAGTCAGTCTCGATGCTTAGAGTTGTGATCTCATCTATCGAGTCAGTCACGATCCTGCACTTGACTTCCTCCGTCGGCTGAAGTACGAACTGTCCGGCGGTAGGCCAATCCTCGGCCTGATCGACTTGTATCGAAGTGTTTGAGATCCTATCCGTCATCGTAGCTATTGGTCCGTTAAGATGAGCAGATCCCTTTAGGTTGCGCCTCACTACCGGTGGGGTCGAAGGCATCTCGATCAGGATCTTTCCTGGTTCAGTCTCCCAGACCACTGATCTATTGTCTCGAGTGTATACTACTATCTTCTCTGGTCTTATGAATCTGACGTAAGAGTCAGGATTGGAGAGATGATTAAAGCTTCCAGCCGTACCAAATAAATTCTGAAATTCAAAGTAATTGTCGG